TCTCACATCTGCGGGTTTCACGCCACGATTGCGCGCGACTGAATTCACGAACGCATCGTAATAATCACCCACTCTTGCATCGATGGCTGATCTGGCTTCCTCGGTCAGTGGCTGGTACGGATTCCCCTCCACTTTGAATTTACCCTTGCTGATCAGCGAAACTTTGACACCCGCCTTTTCGAGAGCCGCGCTCATATCCTGATGGACGGCGAACACACCGATCGATCCCACTTCACTGGATGGGCTGACAACGACCTCATCGGCAGCCGTCCCGATCCAATAGGCAGCCGAAGCCATCATGTGATTGACCACTGCGATGACCGGCTTCTGTCCGCGCGCATCGAAGATCTGCGTGGAAAGTTCAGCGATGCCTCCCACCTGTCCGCCTGGGCTGTTCACATCCAGGATGATCCCGTTGACATTTGGATCGTTGACCAGCTCCGAAAACTGTGCGCCAAAACGCTCCGCGCTGGTCGCTCCAGACATGTCCGTCATCAGGTTTGCCCTGGGGAAGATCGTCCCGAAAAGCGGCAGCACAGCCACACTCTGCACCTGACGAGCGGGTGGACGGGCTGCTCCATGAATTCGGGCCTGTATTTCCTCCGCCTCCAGTTTTTCACCGGATACATGCCGGATCACGATCTCCTGCAGGATGATCAACTGACGAGGCAGGATCGCCCAGGGAGTCTCCATAAAAGCCTGCAAAACATAAAATCTCGTCATTGCCCGTTCCTCGCGCGAATCAAGCGCCTCCTCCAACCTGGAATCCGCACCCATCTGATACGCTACCTGCTCGATTGCTTTAGACCTTGGCATTTTGTGGCGCTCCAATCTCGCCGTTATTACGGCTCATCCAGAACTTGTCACCATCCAGATAACTGTTCTCATCTTCCAGTTCGCGCGCTTGGTTCGGCTGCATCGTACCTGAGCCGATCCGGATGGCATACAACTCCGCGCGGCTCTTGGCATTCGTGCGCAGGATCGCGGCGCGGTTGAATTTGAAATATGCACTCTGTTGATCCGCTTCGCTCAGCCAGTGCAGACGCCCGGCTTGTTCCAACTGCACCAGATGCGGGTCTAATGTTGATTTGAGATAGTCCAGGTCCTGCTGTTCGTTGCTCTGATAGCTTTGCTTCCCCAGGTTTAACTTGTACCCCGGGTACTTGAAATAATTGGCGATCTCCAGATCGGTGTTGTTCATGCTTTCCATGAATTGCGCATCCCTGAATTGCATCGTGATCGGCTCGAACTTCGTGACCTTATTGTCGAAGACGATCAGATTGCCTGCGTTATCCGAACCGCTGACTCCATCGCTGTATGCATCCCGATATTTGTCCCGCCCACCTTTATCGAGCAGTGCATTGACCTGGATATAGGCCGCCGGGTTCAACCCCTGCCCTTGCACGCTGCTCTGTGTCGCAGACATTCCCATCCGCAACCCGACAGTCTCGCGCGCATACTCCAGCACAGACCGGCCCCAGATGCCATTCGTCGAATTGATCATCACAGGCGCCACTTCGACAGACGGAATAAATTTCTTTTCCCCGTTGGGAAACCGCACTTCGTACCACAGATAACCGTCCGGGTCCAATTTCGGCGCGGTCACGTTGGTGGGTAGGATGAATAACTCACGCAAGGCAGGTGGAGGCGGCTGCCAGATCAACGAATTTCCCCAGGACAAAAGCCACATCGCAACGGTTTTCTTGAACACGAATGGATTCATCCAGCGGTTCGGAGAGACCTCCAGTAGATACGAAATATTCCGCACATTCGCATCCGGCGGGATGCGTTCGGTCTTGCCGTTCGCACTGCGAAACATCTGCAATGGCATACTGGCGATATCGTCGCTGATGCCATTCAAACAACGGAAATATGTTGCGACCCTTTTTGCCAACTCCGGATTGATCGGCTGCCGTGACCTGGTCTGAGCGCGTCCCGCGTAGAGGCTGCCGCCCTGATCGGGAACGCCTTGCATTTTCGCAGGTGGTTCAGCCTTCGCGTAAGTCAATGCACCGGTGACGATCATCCCGCACGCTCCTTCCTAAAGCTGTATGTAACGTGCGGGATCATTGGTTAGCCTTTGCCTTTCCGATCAGAAAACCAAACAATAAACAAAAAATGCCGGCAGAAAAAAAAGCAGCTGCAGGATGAAGAAGGTAGGCTCCAGTAGTGATCAAGGCTGCTCCCAGCCAGTAGAAAATATCATCAAGATAATTCCTCACCGGTATGCCCCAAAGAGATCCACTAGTGGACCGCTCATGGCTCTGATCCGCTCCGGATGCGGCACGCTGTTTCGGCAGTCCTCCACCCACGGACGGATATAGAAATCAAGCGGATAATCGAACATCGGTGAATGATAGGTGGAGGGTAGGCAATGTTTCACCGGTCCCTGATAGCAGTCCATCCCGCACAGGATGACCGGATCACATCCCAGCCACAGCGCGAACCAGGTGGCTGTGTTCGAGCTAAAAAATCCAGTCCAGACATTCGCAACATCGAAGATGACATCCGTAGTCGGTTCCGGGCTGACATGCACCGCGCGGTGAGCGCGCACTGCTTCCACCTGCAGCGGATTGGTTTCCGGTGTATCGTTGTAGACCATGAAATCAGGCTGGCAATAATAGAACGCGTGATAGTTGACGGCGATCAGCACTGCTTCAGGAGGCACGCGCTGTAGGTCATCCGGCAGGCTTGGACCTCCGCCCAGGATTGCAGCTGGCTGCCCAATGAAAAGATCGCGCATTTCCGAAAGAGGTTTTTTCAAGCATCATCCCCTGAAAATTTTGCCAACTAGCCAGCTTCCAACACTCCAACCAAAACCAGCACAAGCGCCAGCTGCGATCAGCCACACAAAATTCAATGCAGTCCAGTCAAACATTCATACTCCTTTCGACGAGCGCATGGATCGCATCAGCCAGGCGGATGATCGCAGCCGCTATCGAGGCATCGTCACTGGTGCCCAGCTCGATCACATCCACGTATTCGATATCTGCATCCCTGACCCGGCACCAGGCTGTCTTGTAGGGCGGCTTGAGAAAGATCGGGGGATTGGGCACCAACCAGGCGTAGGGAATCCCGCCAACCGAGACAACGCGATAGGCTTCCAGAACGGTTCCAGCCGGGGCAGCTGAACTGACTTCCCTGGCGCCCTTACTGCGGGGGATCGGCTTATCCAGGATCACGAGTCCCGCTGTGACTTTGACGATTAACAGATATTTCGCTTCCATGTGTTCCTTAAACGCAAACGCCCAATGACCTAAAGAGATCATTGGGCGCGTCCTCCAACTGAGTGTGTCCCGGACTGCACCAGGACCGCAACGAGTTATTTAATTGATTGGCATTATAACTCCGAATTCAGGGGGTCATCTCGGCTATCTCATAACTGCCAGACAATATTCACAAGTGGTTTTCTCTGCCTGGACTGAAAACTCTTTCTTGGTGTTGCTCTTATGACCGCATAAAGCCACATATGCATCTGCCAATCCAGGGACAACCTCAAGACGAACGAGAAGATGAATGGTTACTCTGATCAATCTTGTCCTTCTTCCGGAAGCGAGATCCAAACAAGGCGAAATCTTGTGTTCCCGGGGAGCTCCGATCGAATACAAGAAATCTTGTCCTTCAGCTGGGCTGGATATCCAAACAAGATTGTTACTTCCTTTTTTCAATTGAAAAACCAAGCATGAGAATCAAAGTCGCAAACAGCACGTGTCCATCTGAAAAAGCAGCGAGGGCGCACAATGAAGTAAAAAGGTAAATCCAACAAAGTGGCTCCTGTGACCACTCTCGGACCCGATCAACAAAAGCCATCATTGTTTCAATAAAAAGACCGCGAATATTTCGAAGGGAATTTATCATGATCCAATTATACTCATGCAGCTTTCTTGTATGGCGCCAGGTCCGCCGGCAGAGACAAGACAGTCTTGTCCCCGAGCTCAGCTGGATATCCAAACAAGATTTCTACAACCCAAACTCATCCGAATTCACGTACTCCTGGTACCGGGTCTGCTCGCGCAGTGGCTGGATCCGGAACAAACCATCGATGCCGGCAGCCAGCAGGTCCACGCGCTTTGTGTCGCCGGCGTGTTTCTTCGAAATCATAATATTTTCTTTTGTATCGACAATCTCCTGCGCGTTGCTCACACACCAGGTGAGCAGCGGCGATCCATCGTGTACAAGTTTTCCACTGGCTACCGCCTCCCGAAATAATTTTGTTGGCTCATTGAGATTCGGCATCGTCTGCCGCACTTCGATGGTGGTATAGCCCAGATCATCCAGCTCGTTCTTCAGATGTGTCGCGTTGTATGGATCATAACAAAATTCATGCATCTGCCAGCCATTCAGCGCCGCGTAATGATACTTCAGCAGCCTGGTCATTGTTCGTTTTTTTTCTTTTTCATCATCCACAGCCAATTCATCGGCGAGCAGCTTCCCGTTGATGGCTTCGATCTGATCGATCAATGTTTGATAATCGGTCACATCTCCCTGGGTGATCGTCAGCCAACCGGCTTTCGCCCAATCCCGATAGGGGATCTTGTCTGTTTTCCGGTGTCGATCGACCGCGCCCTCCGGCATGAATCCGTGAGCTGTGATCCCGATCCGATCATTCGGCAGTGCGAACACATACCCAAGCGCTGTGAGATCGATCTTCTTGGAGAGATCGCCGCCCACGATGCACAAGAGTCCGCGCGTCATTCCCAGGAATGCTTCACGCGACACCGCGCATTTGTCCCACTGGCTTTGCTGGCTGCCCTCACCCACCATGTAGTCGCCCATGTAGCTGTGCTCATTGCCGTGCTGCCATTTATTTAAGTTCTTGATCCGGAACGAACGGATCTTCTCCGGAATTTTCGAACCGAACGCAGTGTCATGCTGCTGCTTTAATTTCTCCAACCCTTTCGGGGTGCTCGCGCGCAGTGGATTGGACTTAATCCAATTACGAGGATCGTGCTCATCATCATGCTCATCCATTTCGCGGATGATGACAAAATAACGTTCGTTTTTCGTCGCGTCGTCTTTATCGCTCACCGCTCCCTCGAGGATCAGCTTGCAGTATTCGTATTCCTGATGACATGGGCTCTCGACATCATCGCCCGCGGTGGTGATCGTAAAGATCAACGGCTGCGCCCTCTGTCCCTGCGCAGTAGACATCAGATCAAATAATTTGGATGTTGGGTGAGCATGATACTCATCGATGAATGCACATGACGGATTGAATGAATCTTTGTTCTTGACTTCACCCGAGAAGGCTTTCATTTCGCCACCGCGCGTCCGATGGCTCATCTCGTACTTGGCAATGCGTAAGCGTTTGCGAAGGTCCCGGCTTTTTTCTCCCATCGTCATCGAGTAGTTATACAACACGCGCGCCTGGCTGCGGTCCACTGCCGTGCAATAGACCGAGGGTGATGCCTCCATATCTCCCACCATCATATAGAGTCCAATGCCCGCGCCGCGCGTGGTCTTGGCATTCTTGCGAGCTTCGGTCACGAATGCCATATTGAATCTGCGCAGGCCTGTTTCACGGCCATTGCTACGCTTGATTTTCTCCAACCTGGAGACCCAGCCGAAAATGCAGCTCACTTCGAAAACATGGGCGGGAATCAAATCAATCGGCTGCCCCGCAAATTGACCTTCCACGTGTACCAGATGCTTGAACCATTCTTTCGAAACAAAGATTGCCTGTTTCTCATCGAAAATCCATTGCCACTCCGGATCGCGCGGCGGGACCGGTCTGCCCGTTGCCTTTTCGATTCGCCTGGCGAGTAATCCCGGCAGCTGCCCAGCGCTCGCCAGGTCATAAAGATGACGCAAACATGCAAGCTGTTCCCATCTGCCTGTGACGATGGTTTGCTCCACCGCGTTCACTGCATACTGAGTGGCCGGATGCATCCTACTCCATCGTTATTTAACCTGACACATAGTAAGCACCGATTGCAACAACTCCTCTGCAACAGTATATGCATCGCTGCTTAACTTATGGCGTACGATATCGCCGGGTCTCAAACTCACATATTGATCTTGATTCATAGCTATATCCTTTCATCAATCAAACTTCTCCCCGAATTCATCTTTGGGCGGTTCATCCGCGCGCTTTTTGATCAAACGCGTGCGCGCGTCCGGAGTGAAACCTAATCTCTCCGAATATTCCAGGATCCGCCGCATATAGGTTTGCAGGATTCGGTGATCATCAATTGTGAAACGCGTCTTCGAAGAAATCTTCTTGTATTTCGATACCCCTTCGCAGAACAATGCCAGGATCTCACTATCCAGCGCATCGAGCATATCCTTGCCACCATTCAGCCCGGCGATCTCAGTGATTTTCTTATCCCAGATC